GGTGTGCATTTCTTTAGCTGTTATTTCAGGATTTTCTAAAACGGCATTAACCGTTTTAAGTACCTGTGTTTTTCTTTCTTGATTCAAGTCGTTCCAAGTTTCAATGTCTGATTCATCATTATACTTTCTGACAACCTGTATTAAATTAAAAGCTATTTCAGCAATTTCTAGTTTTTTCATTATATATCTTCTCCTTTTTCTAATTTTTCTAATAATTCCATAGCATAGCTGTATCCATCCCAATTATCTACGCCCGCCGCTTCCAAAGCTTCGAGTTGTAATTCTACTTTTTCAAGCCTTTTATTCTCAGTAACTAAATTTGATATTTTGTGCATTTCTCTATAGTCATTATTATATACATAAACTTTGTATGGATTTTCTAAGTCTTCAATAAGATAAAAGTCATTTTTACCAATTTCTCTGATTCTACCAATAATAGAATCATCCCAACATCTACAGTAATCAAATTTTCTTCCAAAGTTTTCTTCTAAGGCTTCATCTGAATCAAAGTTATGTATTCCACCTATACTTACCATATCGTCGTCGTTTCCGACGATAAAAACTTTATCATTTTTATAAAAATTCATAATTTTTCTATCTCCTTTATTATTTTAATAATAAAAATATAAACATTCCTAAACCTATTAATATGACTGATGTTAAAACACTAAGTATAATTCTTAACCAATCAATTTCTAATAAGTCAATTTCAAATTTTATATTTTCCCTTAGTTTTTTAAACATTTAATTAACCTCATTATTTTATTAATCTAATGGTAACTTAGTATTATTTATACTAAGTACCAGTCTTAAAGCATAACCAATAATTGCATCATCTTCATTATTGATTTTTAATTTTTTGAAAACTGATTTGACTTGTTTTAATTCATATTGTGTCATATCTGACAACTTAACTGTTTTTTCAGACATAATTTTCTAATCTCCTTTTAGTATTTAGGGGCTATATAGCCCCTATTTTTAACACCATTTAGATTTTCTTTCTGGTTTTTCTACAATTTTATCAACTTTGCTATTTTCGTTTTGTGTTTTTGGTGTTTTAACATTAGGTCTGATGTTTGGTTGGTCTTTTTCAGTCCCAAACTCGTCCTGTAAAGGTCCACCACCAACAGGTTTGTATTTGTCGTTACCCATATTTTTTTAACTCCTTTAAAATTTATTTAAGTTAATTTCTTAACTTAACTATAGTATACTACACTCAACTTTATCTGTCAACACTTTTTATAATTTTATTTATTACATTTCCGTTTCATGTTCAGAAAAATCTTTAGAAATGTCGTTATCGTCATTTTTAAATCTTATATTCATTATACACCTAGTTGGTTTACCTTTTATTTTTAAAACTCTATCTAAATCATTATCTATAATGTGTAAATACTGTTTAAATAGCTTTTTAAGCTTACGTTTTTGCATTGCTGAAAAGTTCATTGATTCAGCATATTTGTTGTAGTGTTCTATTATTTCAGACCAACTTAATCTATAATTTTCTTTGATTTCATCAGATACACTTGTTTTTTCAAAACTATCTAAGATATATTCTATTGTAGGATTTGATTCAGCCTGTTGTTTTAATTTTAAATCGTCCTGATTCTTAAAAAATGGTTTTGTGATATCTCTGTCATGATATAAATGTATCGCTGAAATTAAAAAGTTTAACATTTCAGACCTACATTTACTATCTGTTTTAATAAGATTTTTTAAATTAAAATTTTGATTTTTTCCTTCCTTAAACTGATTTTTAAAATCAAATACATACAATCTTCTATAGTATCCAAGATTATCTGTATTAAGTTTTAAATTTGGCAACTCATTGGTACATATTATAGGTTTTAATTTTCCTTCTATATAAAAGCCTTGTTTATACTTTCTGTCAACATAAATTTCTGAACCATCACAGTATTTATTTAATTTCTTGACTGAAACTCTATAGAATGTCTCAGAATCAAAATCATAATCTATCATGGTAGTAGCATTCTCAATACCAGTTGGAGCAAATCCTTTGCTGATATCTTCTATATCACAACCAATTGTTTTACCTTTTAACAATTGGTTTAATATTTCCATAGAAGTGCCTTTGCCTGAACCACCTAAACCATTCATAATAAATATTTTTTCCTGTGAATAATCAGATGTGAAGCAATAACCTAACATTCTTTTAAATTCATCTGATTCTATTTTCCAATCGTTGCATAAATCTTCTACGAACTTATAACCCAATTTAGGATTATAGTCTATCTCTAATTTATTAATAAAAAATAACTCTGAATCATGATCTATTAGAGACTTATTTTTTATATCATACACGCCATTATTCAGACATATATAATCGTCAGTTATGGGTTCTGAAACTTCTACGAAAACCATATCATATAAAACATTTCTCAAATCGTTCATGTCCTTAGTGTTTAATGTGAATATATCACCTAAAACGTCATGAAAAAAATACTTTCTAATAAGTGCGTTTAACATTGAATTATTTTTCTCATCAATTAATACTTTATAATATTTATTTATTTCACTATAATAATATAAATCACCTGAATTTTTATCCCTTTTGATCTTAGGAAAATGAGTATTAACAATTTCCCTAATTCTATCGACATCTAAGTTATAAATACCTAAAATATCATTTTTTAATTCATTATATACGTCCTGACACTTTTTCTTAAGTTTCTTAAATTCTCGTTGGTGTTTTTCGTCTGTACAATCATTTTTAGAAAATGTATTTGTAATAAATGAAGTAAATATCTTACATTTCATATTATCTTTTTTACAAACATGACAAGAATATTCAGCTCCATCAGATTTCATTGAATAATTTATACCCATATCATCAAAAACGGTTTTAATAGCTTCTAACCGTTTATCAACGATTTTCTGCTTTAATTCATACTTATATTTTGAATGATCTAATCTGTTGTAATCACTGTCACATTCAGAAATAAAACCGATCGGAATATTTTTAAATTTGTTTTTATTTAAATTTAAATCAAAACAAAATATTAACTGTGTTTCATCCTTCTTCTCTATAAATTTAAATCCTTTATCCTTTAAATAATTAATCTCTATATCGATATATTTATCTATATCATTATAGATTTTTTCTGATAAAGTGTCGTTTATTAATATAGAATCTATATCATATTCTATAATGTATAATTTCTTATTGTTTGTGTCATTCATTACCACAACACCTCCGCTTTTAAATTTTCATATCTCAAACCTTGTAAGATATGTTTCTATCCCCTAAGCAATAATATAATTTTAACATATTACCATTATAAAGTAAATCTAATTATTGATTTTTCAAAATATTTAGGGTTACAAAAGTTGTAACCCTATGTAGACCAGTAACAATCTAATGTGTACAGTTTTTAATTTTAGGGTTACAAAACGGTTACAACTCGTTGTAACCCTTGTAGCCTTAGAGCGATCAATGATTTAGTGCTAAGGTTACAGGGTTACAACTTTTTCTCTATACTTATATATATATATAGTATTTTATTTTTATAAATTTTTTTTTCGTATATAGTTTTTTATATAAAAAGTTGTAACCCTGTAACCCTAACTCGTTAGATTAAGAACACGACTACATTTGATAGGGTTACAACTTTTAAAAAATTTCTGTAACCTGTTGTAACCCTAAACAATTCAACTGCTGTATGTATGATTAATAGTACATTAAACAGGGTTACAACTTTTTTGTAACTTTAAATACTACAATAAAAACGTTGACAACTATAACTAAATGTATTATAATTAAGTTATATTAAATGTACGGAGGTTTAAAGGATGGAAATTTCGATAATATTAACATTGTGTGCATGTTCTTTAGTAATATTTATATCTGGTGGTATTACTGGAATGTTAATCACTAAAGGAAAATCTATATTTAATATAAAGAAAAATTTAGATTATATAGAAGATAAATTTCATGACTTAAAGGACGAAATAATAAGAACTAATCAATTCTATACAACTAATACTAATACTTTAAAATTTAAAGTAGACGAAATATTAAAAAGTATAGAAGAAAGTAAACCAGATAATACAATTGAAGTTATGGGAAAAATAATTGATAAAGGAGAAATAAAACCAAATATATTCAAAGATAAGACTTATGTTTCAATGAAAAATAATAAAAAATAAAAGAAAAGGAGATTAGAAAATTATGAAAAATTTTTTGGAAAATCAAATTAACAAGCTAATAGACTATGTAAACAAAACAAATCAAGGATTCGGTTGGAAAAATAACGCAAATCGAAATCATAAAGGCATATATATAGAAGGTGAACCTTTTGACTATATAATCATAACACCTTCAAAAACACTACTTTTTGACGCCAAGGAGAAAGAAAAAGGTTACAAGTGGTATATGCAAGCAAAGGATAAAAAACAGCTCTTAAACCTTAAAAAACTATATCATTTGGACCCTGATAGAAACGATTGTTTTTTCTTAATATACTTTGCTCAATTTATTGAATTAAGAAAAATACATGTAGACAAAGTTTTTAATATATTAGGTAGCAGGAACTATATAGAACGAAAAGATTGTGATATTTGGAAATTTAAGGACGAGTTCAAAATTGGCTAAAAAAGTATATGACCAATATTTAACTTTCAATTGTGGAAATTTAAAACTGTATAATGGCTTTCATGATTATACAGTTTTAATAGAAAATGAGAGATACAACTATAAATTTTGTATTTCTCCTCTATCTATAATCAATTGGAGAAATACAAGAATAATAGTTCCAAAATCACAATTTGATTCTAAATATAGATTAATGAAAAATATAAATAATATAGGATTGTTTAAGTGTGATAAACAGCAATTACAGGTATTGAAAATGTATCAACAATACCCTGATGAATACATAAAAGTAGATGATTCAAAATTTATGTATAATGCCGATTTATTGAAATTAATGTTAAGATTAAATAGGTCCAAAACTTTTTATTATACTTTAGATAACTTACATAGAATGTATCTATACATTCCTGTAAAATTCGGTGCATATATCAAATTTAAGTATATTGTACAAGGTATATTAACACCAACAATACAAATAATAACAAAAGGAGATTTTTAAAATGTTTATTGATTACATAATAAATTGTCTGCTCTGGTTACAAAATACTTTAATGGGATTTGGTTCTCATTTTAATAATATGTTTTTTGATAACATAGCAAATAAAATACAAGATTTAAGAATAAAATTATATCGGAGGTTTTACAATGATTAAACAAAAATATAATACAATTGGGAAAGTAAGTTATTCAAATAATGAGAATAACATTGGTAAAATTCTAATGGTTAATGAATCCAATTATATACATATAGTTGATTCAATAAATAAATTATTAAATGTACCATTTGAAGAATGTAAACATAATTTTCTAATACATTTGATAGAAAATTCGACAAGTAACGGTGTATTAAGATTTAAAAATTATACATTAGTTCTATTATTTGACATGACTATAACTTTTAAATTTGCATTATTCTATGATAGTAAATTTAGGAATGATTCACCAGCAATTTTAAAAGCTGATTATTCAATGTTTAACAAGGAAACACTTAAAATGTTTTTAAATGAAGGTGTTGAGGAAATTAAGGAAATTGATTAATAAGAAAGGGTTTGATATAATGAGTGATTATAATGTATGTTATAAATGTTATGAGGTCAAAATTGATGATCTTTGCCATGAAAGAGATTTTGAATTAGAACAGTTCGACATTTGTGATGATTGCCTAAATTCAATGATAGATAATGGGGAAATAGATTCTTTAGGTGATGGAATCTATCATTATACTAGAAAAGGTATATCAATAAGAATTGAAGAAATTGAGGATAATATAAACGAACTGAAAATCTTTAGAAATGAATTATGCGGTGAACTAAATAAGCATTTTATTACAAATAATGACTAAAGATTTATTTACACAGCAAGGACACAATATCATTGGTATTGGTGGTATAAAGTGTCCTTGTTGCAATGAATATCATGGCAAGAAAAAATCTAAATTAAATAAAATCAAAAGAAAAAAACTCAAAAATCTTACAAAATTTGAAGTGAATAATTATTTTAAGGAAGCTAAGAAAGGAAATTATTACAATGATTAACAAAAAGCTTAGAATTGCAATTTACTTTATAATATTACTAATATTTTTGTGCGTAATATTTGGATTTACAAATAATTGTTACGCACAAGAAGACCAAAATTATAAGGTAACATTTAAGGAAATGACTCCATGGACTTTAATAATCCCTCAACCTGTGTTTAATTCTATTATAGAATTAAATGGTGAACCGATTAAACTTTTAGAGTCAAAAATTACGACAAATCCTGAAATTTATATTAAAATGCAAAGTTATGATGAAAATAGAACTTTGCAATGGACAGGGGAAATTACAAAACCTTTAAAGGTTAGGAATGGCTACATTTATACACATATAGTATTAACAAATATTAAACTTAATCCTGAATATAGACCATATGATAATTATGATATAAATTATTATTTTCGATTTAAAACTGAACCCTATGGACCGACTCCAACACCAACCGCAACACCTGTTATTACTGAATCACCCACACCAACTATAACACCTACAGCCACGCCAACTATAGAACCTACAGCTACCCCAACCGCAACACCTGTTATAACACCAACCGTAACACCTGTACTTACTGAGGTTACAACAGAAACACCAACACCGATTAATGTTATATCTAGTAGTGTATTACCGCAAGCTGGTGAAAATGATAATTATTTTAAAATAATTTTTAGTTTGTTTATAATATTTATTGGATTCATAATTTATTTACTTGCTAAATATATAGATATTTGATATACTATAGTTAATTCTCTATTGAAATTATAAATTTTCTATCTCAACGAAAAAAAAAAACCCGAATTATTCGGGTTTTTTGCTGTTATAAATTAAGTTATTTCTTGTACTTCATAATATTCTATGTAAGAGCCTACTCGAATATATGAAGCGTTTGCACCGTCTGTATATCTTTGCTTAAATTTAACACCTATTGCCCCACCACTAGCACCACCTTTTAATAGCATTGTACCTCTAGCAGAACCATAACCACTAGCCAATCCTATGTATATATCTGCGTCAATGCTTGTATAACATGACGTTTTTCCTTCTTCATAAGCGGCGGCGTTAGTACCATTAACTGACATACACCGAAAATGTATACTACCATAAAGAGTAATTGTGCCACTAGGTATAAAATTTATTAACATGTCAGGTGTACCACTGCTATTATTAACAACAAGATTAAAATGTACTTTATATAATTTATTTGGTTCTAAAGTTGCTGATAATTCACTATCAGTTGTAAAACTAGAAGCCGTAGTAGAACCTTGCGAAGCTTGTTTTACAATAACTTTTTTAGTACTATCTACAATTATAGGTGTACCAATAACACCTATAATTGTAAATTTATTCTTGTAATATACCATAATTACAGTACTACCAACCTTAAGACCTACCAAACCAATAATAGAATTTGCTGGAATAGCATTATCCGACGGATATAATTTAATTTGTAAAGGACTTACACTTGAAACATTTGCAATTCTAAAAGCGTCCTTAGTTCTTTTATTTAATAAACTATCATATAATTCTATAAATTCTGCCATGTTGATCTAACCCTCCTTATAGTACTATTTATAGTCATGTTAACATCTAAATTATAAGTCATACTTACAATTTTATATACCTCGTCGACATTTAAATTATTATTTTTAAATCTGAATGAATCACCTTGCCAAGGTATTCCATCTGATAATCTACTAACAAAGTCATGATAATAAGATATACTTTCCTCAATTTCTAACATTTTCCTTAATTCTCTTTCAGCTCTTAAGTCAATGTAATCTTGGCTAACAGCTTCACTTTGAAAAACTTCGGGCTTCCTTTTCAAAGTACTTGTGTAACTAAATGGATGATCTTGTAAACCAATATCTTCCATAGTTAATTTTTTATATAGGGCTGGTGTATCCTCTTGTATTAGATTATTTATTACTATAACTTCATTATAGTAATTTGTATAATCTACATTTTTGCGTATCCTTGATTCATATAACGAAACATCATTATCTATAAACTCATGTAATATATTAGGATTTGCGTTCCATGGAATAGCTTTATATACACCATTACCAGTTACAAACATTGGATAGTAATTTATCATATTTAATAAACTATTAATTATAAATAATACAGACCTACCTAATTGATAACTTACGTCTTCGCCTAGTACTGCGTCGCTTGGTGTAATTTGATAATTAACCCAAGACCCTATATCATTTAATAAACTTTCTATAGCCCCAATTACATTAGTTCCTACTGGAAAACTGTAACTTTCAGTTGTTTTAATATCTAAGGCTTTTAATAAGTCAAAACCTTGTATAAATCTTGTTTTAGATTTACCGTCATAATCAATATTAGGACTTAATAGCATATAATGACCTAAAGGTATTTTATATATTTCTGTACTAAATAACGGTTGAAAGTTCAACCATGGCTTAATTAAATCCGTCAAATAATTGATATTTAAATCCTCAGTTTCTAAAATGTTAAAATCAGCCCCAGAAATTACATCCCTTGTAAAATCTATATTAATAGCACCTCTATCAACATAGTCAGTTATAAACTGACTATGTTGATAAGTACCATTTGATAATGTTAACAATTCATATTCAAAGAATCTTTTTCCACCATTGTCAAATATTGTACTCATAATTTCACCTCTTAACTATTTACTTGATGTTGTAATCTTATTATATTACAACTAAAGGTATAAGCATAGTTATCTTTTCTTAAAATTCTAGGATTCGATATTTGACAATCAAACCAGCGACCCCGCCAATCTCGAAAGAATATAGTTCCATGATATTCTATTATACTAAATAAAGTATTATAATATTCAACAGGTAAGTCAGCCGTAAATGTTAATTCTTGATATTTATTATTACTTTGATATCTGACAGGATAGTCACGACCTTCATATTTTTTTATTGCTTCTTCAATACCTTTAGATTCTGAATAGGTAACATCACCAATTAATTTTATTACATCTTCAAACCCTTCATTACCATTAATGAAAAAATAACCTGTCATACTAATATCAATATCAACAGTATCAGAGGCTTTACTAACTATTGTAGAATCGTTAAATGCTTCAACATAATAATTATTATTACCGCCAATATTTGGTATATGGTCGGTAACTGTAGTGTTTATAGGTATATTAGATTCTACTAAATCCCAATCACCACCATTTACTGATCTATATAATTTATTATAATCTGTTTCTGCATTTTCTGGTTCTATTTCTATAGCCAATACAGGTTTGAATTCTGCGTTGGTTGAATCATAGAACTCATCAGCACTACCATCTGTAGTAGTTGCTATAACAGCTAAACCATTATAGTCTGTAATTACACCGTCAGCAATATCAGATACTAAAGTTGTTAAATCCCAAATTTCAGCGTCACCCTCTACATGTGTATGATTGTCGTAAGCTGTTGCGTTTAAACTAGGTAAGGTATTATAATTTACTGCTGATTCATCCCAAACCTCGTCTATATATTGTACTTTAGAGTCTATACCAGGTGTTAAGGCTGTTGACCTAAATAAATATAATGTTGCTGAGGAAATATTTTTACCAACAAAGCTACTTAAATCAAAATCTAATAAAATATTTTTAATTTCTGTACCACCTGTTGTATCGTTAATAATTTCTAATGTACCATTATCATCATAATTAGTTGTTGGATTATCAGCACTAACAAAAGTGTCTTGAGTGCTTAAATTATCAAAAGCGGTTACTACTTCGGGATTCGTAATATCCACGTCTACACTACCATCTGAACTATCTAAACTAACGCTTATTACTGGTTGCATTGGTTGTAAAAACTCTGTTGTAAATTCAACTTCGCTTAATTCACTCCACAAGCCATTTTGTTCTTGAACTGTCAAAGTTACTTTATAATTTGTATTATTTCCTAATGGATAATCAAAAGTACAAGAACCAGTATTACCACTTGTTATTGTTGAGGATACTGTTTTTGATTCTAATAATAAATCATTTTCGTCATACAATTTAGCTATATATTGAACTTGGTCGTTTCCTTCGGATTGTGTATAATCCCATTCCATAGTTAATTCTGAGTAAGCATAAGCGTCAACACTAGGTGTTGTTATGTTTGCAACTGGTGTTGATGTAGTTATAAACGTTGCTGTATCGCTCCAAGCTGAACCTGTAGCAAATTCGCCCCAAGTCTTAACCTGATAATCAAATGTATTACCATTTTTAAAACTATTAGCTATTAAATTAAAAGCTTCTGTAGAGGTTACTATTTCATTATATTGTCTAAAATAAAGCCCTGCATAATTACTAAAATCAGTAGCTTTTACTAATTGTAAGTAATTTATAGCAAGATAACTATTATATGCAGTTAAATCAAGTGCATAACCTTCAACTCTTAAATAAGTTATATCATCCCAACCACTAGGACTACCAGCGGTTGTAAATGCCGATTTTGCGACTGATATTTGATTCCAACCATTTACAAAATCTGTTGATGGATTCACAGTATAATAATAATGATTAGAGTTATCATCACCTAGTTTAATTGTTAAACCTGTAAAATAAGTTATATCAAAAACATAAACATCAAATACTATTAAATCGTCAGTACTTGAAGCACTAGCGTCGTCAAATTCAGTTAAATCCATTGATGGAATAGTTTTATACATTCCTATGTCTGATTCTGTGTCGTCAATGTCAGTCATATAAACTGAATTAGTTGTAAAAGGGTCTTGAACCAAATTAAATATTTCGGACCCTGCAATTGTCCATTCTGTATAATTAGAAAAATCCTCAATTTCTTTTGGATAAGTACCTCCATTTACTTTTATTCTTAAACTAAATTTATTTTGCATAGTACTATCAAGGGAATTATGTTCCCAACTAAATAATTTATCATTGTTTGCGTCGAAAGCTGTAGCATTTGGTAACATTCCAGTTGGTGCGTCTGGTATTTGTAATGTTTGAACTATATTACTTTCTGTATATGCACTTTCTAAAGTTGGACTAGTACATTTAGTTTTAACCCTATATTGGTTAAAATTTGCAGGACTGTTGTCCGTATAATCTGTTGAATTTGTTGGTAATAAACTAGACAATACACTATAACCAGCCCAACTTACGCCATCAGTACTTGTATTTCTTTCAATTGTAAGTGTTGTTTCATTTACTGCTGGGTTACTCCAATCAACTTCTACAGTTGTACCAACTCTAGTAGCTAATACATTAGTTACTGGTGCTGGTGTAGTATTAATAGTGTTACTACTATCTGAATAACCAGAGTTACCAGCATAATTTACAGCTACTATTTTATAAGCATATTTATTATTACTAACTGTTGTAGTATCTGTATAACTTGTTGTTGTAGCTCCTACAGTTTTAATATATGAAAAACTACCACCGTTTTTAGACCTATATATTCTTTGGCTATCATAAGGTCTATCAGAACCACCAGCACCAGAACCCCTAGCCCATGTTAACGTTTGTGAAGTATCTGTGTTACGTGATACTGACAATCCTGTTACTTTATAAGGTGGCAATATATATCCTACTCTTACATATGGTTCTTTATCTGCATGAGTACTATATCCAGACATTGAAGTTATAGAAGAATATTGAGCTGTATTAGTTTTTCTATAACCTGTACCACCTGTTTTAGTTCTTGTTTTATGAGAACCTTTAGGGTCACGATATAAACCAAACCAATAATCACCACCGTTTAATACTCTAGGTCCTATTGAAGCGGTTTTTACTTGTAACCCTGAACCACTAGTCCCAGCGGCGGGTATTGTAAATACAGAACTTGAAGTACTGGAAATATAAGAACCACCTATAACCCAACCAGCAAACCGACAATTTGTCGTACTGGTTACGGCTGAAATATACATTTGTACACTAGTAACACAAGCCCCAGCGGGTAAGTTTACTTTTGCACAATGTTGGTTATACAAGTTCAAAAGCGTATAAGTGTAATTAGTACCACCACCATCATTACTATAAGCATATGCCATTTTTTAACAACCCCTTTCTAAAATCCTAATCTCATATTTTTTTCCCTTTTAATATTATTTATAAATTCTCTAAAATCCTTAATATCTTTGATATCTTTGATATTTAAACTTATATTATCTATATAAATATTTTCTGTTTTTACAGTATTTTCTTTATTTGGAACGGTACTAGCTGTTTTACTAAGAATTTCCTTACTTTGTTTATTAGTGTATATATTACCATGCCTAGGAACATACATTATTTCTGGTCCTTTTTCACCAACCCAAGCAAACTGACCTACAGGGTTATTTATAACACCTTCGGCAAAACCTTTCATATTTCTTTTTTTAGGCTGTAATTCTGGATCAATGCTGTCTATAAAGGATTTAATTGAATCAGCTTTTTGTTTAGCCCAAGCGAAAAAACCACCTATTGCCTTGGTAGCACCAGTAACAGCGTCTATTATTGCCCCGACAGCGTCAACGATTTTTCCAAATTCTTTAACCATACTTGAAGAGTCAAAATCTTTAACTTTTTTTATTAAATCTTCAATAGATTTTCTTAAATCTTTTATAGAACCTTTTGTATCGCCTGACATACCCTTCACACTATTTAAACTTCCTTTTTTACCTGTGACAAGATAACTTAATGTAGGTATTAAAGTATCATTAATAAAATTTTTAACATCTTGAAATTTCTTTCTAAGTTCTGCCAATTCACTTCTTAGAGTTCCAGACGAGTCCTTAACTTTACCTAAGCCCTCACCTGTGGCAAGATATTTTAATGCTGGTACTAATGTATCAACTACAAAGTTTTTAACTTCTAACATTTTAGACCTTAATAATTTTAATCTATCATGAGTAATTAAAGCATTTTCGCTAACCTTGCCTAATCCTTCACCACTGGCAAGATATTTAAATGCTGGAACTAAAGAAGTTTGTATAAATGTTTGTATAGCTTGAAATACACCTTGTAAACTACCAAACCTATCTATCAAGTACCAAACCCCAAGACCAGCCATAACACCTGTTAATACTACAAAAGCACCACCTAATAAGGCAATAGGTATTAATGCAAAACCTAATGTAGATATCAATGCAGTTATACCAGCTACTATAGTTGTAATTGCAAATATAAATTGACCTACTGTAATTACAATTAATCCAAAAGCGGCTATAACAGGTCCTATTGCCGCCGCCAATAATGTGACTGCAAATATAATTGTTTTAATTGAAGGGTCAATATTATTAAACTTTTGTACTAAAGTTATTAATACAGGTACTAATTTCTGTGATATAAAATCAAACAAAGGTTTAGTTGCATTTCCCAAAAGTTCCATGAAATTGTCTTTTAATGTCGACAATCTACCACTTAAAGTTTTACTACCTTCTTCCATACCTTTATAAAAACGACCACCTTCGCTTGTGGCGTCCTTTAAAGCCATTTCAACTTCTTTTACTGAAACTTTACCCTTTGACATTCTGTCTCTAACTTCGCTCATTGTCTCGCCAGTTCGAGCGATTATTTGTTGCAAAGGATTCCATCCAGCATTAATAAATTGTAGTAAATCTTGTCCTTGAAGTTTACCATTTGCTGAAACCTGACCCATAACAAGATTTAAAGCTTTAAACCTTTCAGCATTACCTAATGATACGTCGCCAAGCTTTGACATTATTGGTAAAACTTTTTCCTCTGTTACCCCAAAGGATAATAGAGTTTTAGTGGCGTCGGCTAAACCTTTAACCTCAAAAGGTGTTGAAGCCGCCATGTCCTTTAGTTTTTTTGTCATGTCAATAGCTTTTTCTTCTGAACCTAATAATACTTTAAAACTTGATTGTAGACTTTCCATAGTCATATTAAATTTTAGTCCTGCCCCGATTAAACCTAAAATAGGAACTGTAACCCCTGCTGTCATTTTTGCACCAAATGATAATATTCCCTTTCCAACATTACTAACTGTTGAACCGATATTTTTAAAAGTACTATTTAAATTTCTAACTGTGCTGTGGGCTTCTTCTGACCCTTGTACTCTAATTCTAAAATCTAAATCCGCTAAACGCATGAATCACACCTCCTTAAGTAATATTTTGTATATTATCAGTCCGTCTGATAATACATTTTATATGATGTCTTTTATGTATTGTGTTTTGAGGTTTTGAAATTACTTTATAATAGTTATTTTCATAGTTAATTATGTCATCTTCCAAAATATCAAAATCATTACAATAAAATTTATACCTCATGTCTAGCGTATCCTTATCAGATATTTGTACTATCTGACTTGTACCTGACCCTATATAACCTTTTATTGCCTTTGAATTCGTGCTTATTTCTGGTTTTCCATTAACTTCGTTAACTGTTTCAGTAACTCTATACCTTACACAATCTATATAAAATCTATTAATCATTTACAACAACCCCAATCAATTTTATAACTAGTAAACAAATCTTTTTTAAATAACTGTCTATAGTTATATAATTTAGAAAGTATACTTGAAGGATAACCACTTGATTTATCCTCATAAGTTATTGAATAATCGTCCAGTTTTTCGGACTTTATATTTGCTGTTTCTTCTTCATTTTCTTGTAAATGAAAATTAATCATTTTTGCAAAAATCATTTTTAACCCTGCTGGGTATTTGATTTTTGTTATATAAATATTTTCGTCTGAATTTTCTTCTGTTACTTCATCAATTGAATCCAAAATTAACTTGTTTGTTTCAATGGATTCTATAGTGAAAATTTGGTCATTTCTAAGCGATTTATACACCCTTATTGTATCACCTACAATAAAATCCTTAGATTCTATACCTGTTAAATTTACACTATTATCTGTTGGATTAAAGCTTATTTTATTTGAAGATATAAAATCAAATCTTGTATCAATAAAATCATTTTTGCACAATGTACAAATATCTTGCTCAACAACAGGAATCAAAGCTTTTATAAAATTATCATTGTCAGTATTTGAAATATTTAACAATGATTTTATTTTATTAGTTGTTATTAACATTTATCGCACCTTCTTCCATTTTGCATTTTTTCTAATTTCTTCAACTTCTTTTAATATTCTTTTATCATCCTTTTTTCTTTCTTCATGTTTCATATTTTTATTTTTAGATTTATTTACACCTTGTTTATAAAATTCATCAAAACTGCCCTTATAACCATTTTGTATTTGAATTAAGTAAATATCCCAACATTTATCCTTATCCTCTTTAATAACCTTATTATTAATATCTCTGATACAATCAAAATACATCTTAAATCCTTTTTTAGAATCAAGACTTAAGATGTATTTTACATAAGAAAAATCTTTATAATGATTCATTAAAATACTTGTGACAACTTCTCTATTCATATTATCAATAAAGAATTTCATATTTTTCAAAAAATTAACAGCTTGTTGTTCTTCTGTTAATTTTTTTTTACTGGTTGTAAATCTTTCTTAGGTCCTGTATCGTCAGTACCTTTGGAGAACTCGTCTAAAAACTTATTAACGTCCATTGGTAACTGTTCAATAATTAATTCTTTTAAGAAAGTATTGATTGTTTTACCATCAAGTTTCTTAGCTTCATCAATTGAAAGATTATAACAACCTGATAACAACTCAAATAAAATATCTTTACCTTTGTATTTCTTAGTGATAGCAAAGGTTATTAAATCAGCAACCATAGTTATCATTAATGAAATAGCTTGTGGATTTTTTTCTAAATCCTCATTTAACAAAGCGTTTTTGTCCTTATCAGAATTTAATATTTTATTCACTTTTGATTCAAATTTATTAATCAAATATTCTGAATAACCTTTAAACCCTATAACATCTAAAAACTCACTTGCCAACATATCTAGTTCAAAATTCATTTTTATTTCCATTTAAAAATCCTCCTATTATTTTATGATACGTCTTCTTCCATTTGCCAAGGCGGTGTTGTTGAACCATATGTGTAAAACCCTGTATATGTCATTTCAACTACTATTTCATCTTTTTCCTTAAATTCAAATGATATTGAATCCATATTAAATGCTTTTAATACTTTTATTTTGCAAGAATCTCCATTTGCTTTCTTACCTATATAACCAATGTTATCTAAAACATCAGCACTATCAAATGAAGTATCAAAAGATATTTCTTTGTATGTTCCATCTTGGTCCGTACCGTCTGAAACGGTAACATTCAAGCCATAAGCTAAATTTTGATAAGTAAGAGTAAGAAAATTTATTATCATTTTTGGCATTTCCCTTAATACTCTTTTTAATCCTTTTGTATCACCCAAAGAGCCGTCATAGGCTAATGGGTTTATTTCCTTTTCTACTTCTAGCTTGACGCCACCTCTAGTAGCACCTATAATTGCTTCGCCTGCTTCGTCAAGGTCTTTATATAAAACACCTTCGCCAAGTAAAACATCTTTTGCCTTTTCAATGTTTGCTGGTGCAAACTTTGTAATTGTAGCCATTCAAAAACACCTCCTTATGCTACATATTCCCTAATTTTTAAGGGTACTTCTAGCCCTGAATTTGGGTTATAATGTGCAGTAAATACAGTTTCGTTTACTACTTCGTCCATTGATTCCATAGCTAGACTAATTCCACCATCATTTAAACAATCTTTTAAAATCCATTTCATTTTTTTACCATCAAGTTTTTGACCAACTACTGTGATATTTTCTACATAGTCATTATCAGAAATATCTAAACTAGGTACATATTTCTTATAACTTGGTGAACCAGCTACAACAGTATAACCAAATGGATTACCATTTACAGATACTATTGCACTATCTGATTGATTTTGTATTAAATCTAATGAATCAATATAAAATTCTAGTGCGTCGTCGGTTTCTGTTGGTACTTCAACGGATACACCTGTTACACCTGTCCATGCTCCTGTTCCTGCTCCTGTGAATGCTGATTTTAAAACTTTAATATTATTCCATTGATCGGCTGTTAATGTACTTGGGTCAATATCATAATATTGATAATTAGTTTCTGTTAAATCAGCGTCATTATGGAAAATTAATCTGATTACATCAGTTCCTAAAATAGTTAGCATTGCACTAGTTATATATATTGCAAATCCTATATAATCACTAGTTGTTGAAGCTTCTGCATTATCAAATACAGTTAAGTCCTTAGAAGTAGAAAATACTTCCTTAATTCCATGACCTGATTGACCTGACGCAATTTCGCACTTTGCTGATTGTACACCTGTATTTACTATTGAAGTTTCTGCGGCATAAGTGCCACCAGTTTCTGCCCAATTACCAGATTCCCATGTGCCATCTGATTCCATACTAGAAATAATTTTCCTATTTAAATATTTTAAATATAATGAATTTAATGTTAGCTTAATATTAAACCCTTCATATCTAACCATAGGTACACCATCAGAATCTAATGTATTCCCAAATGCACCATCTTGTGCTATTGCTTTAACAGCTCTATCTAAATCTATTTTACACCCTTCTCTAGTTGCACCAATTAACTTTTGTAATGGTGTACCATAATTAAAATAAGCTTTAAATTCGCCAGCAATTATATCATTACCAACAGGTATTGTTGGCGTTACAGCTAATATAGACATTTAACCAACTCCTTTCCTTAATCTACTCTAATCAAATATCTTTGATTATATCGACATATATCTGGTTCTGGTTCTTCAATAGGACTTTCAAATTCTATGTTACTAACATAAAAACCCTCGTCCTCTACTTGTGTAGAATTATTCATTCCTATAATTTCTACATCATCTACAACCTTACCATTTTTTATGTCGATACTTGCTTGAATTAAATCTGAATTATTTTTCTTGTTATCCCAAAAATTTAACTCAAGTTGCCAATCTTTTCTATGTCTTACATTATAGGAACAGGGAACGAATGCCATTACAACATATGGATAAGTTTTATTACTCGGAACATCAGTATTATAAACACTAATATCAGTTAAATTCTTTAGTCTTTCTAAAACATATTCCTCTAATTTGTTCAATTCTAAACCCATAATATCACCTTATTCCTTTTGCTATTTCTCTTTTAAAGATTCTTATAAAATCATTTTGATAATTAAATGCTGTTGGTCTAACAAATGGCTGACCTGTCATTTTATAAGTTCCAAATTCTTGGAAAATTGAATAATCACAGCCATAATTACCAATGTCAACCCACTTACCCATTGTTACTTTATAATCATTTCTAGACCTCATAAAACCTGTATCTTTGGCGGCATGTTTAGTTAGTTTTTTTACACCAAACTTACCCATTTCATTCAAAGCTGAATTAATATTTCTATCAAGCAATCTATGAAATTGTGAGGTATTATCTGTATAATTGTAACTCATGACATTACCTACTTTCTAATATTTCTTCGTATACTAAATTCATTTGTCTAGAATAATTTTCTAAGCTCATATCAGCTTTAGGAATCTCATAATTATTTGATACTTTATCTTCATTCATATCTTGGCAAAACTCAATAATTGTATCACTCAATTCATTTGAATTATTAAAATCACATGTATAATAACTAGCATTACAGGGATTTTGAGCGATTATAGGTAACTCAGATTGTACAGCTTCACCTATAGTTCTAGTAATTATTGAATTTGGTGTTATCAAACAATCCGCTGAATTATAGACTTTGTTTAAATAGGTCACCCTTGGCATTAAATCACCTATTAAACCTCTTTCTTTCATTTCCCCTAATAAAATGTTGTAGCAATCTTTTAAGGGAAATTCAAGTGCATAAATGTGTAATTTAAGACCCTCTATTTTTTCTCCTGCCCTCATAAATCCAATTAATGTATTATATATGTCAATATCTTCTCTGTCTGTATCACAAAGAAGAAAATTATACTTTCCTCTGACTGAAAACTCATGTTTTTCTATATTTGCGAATGGTAAACTATCTATTGGTGGTGAATATAAACATAATGATTTTTCTTTAAATATTGGTTTCCAGTGATTTTCAAATTGTCGCCAAAAATATAACATTTTCTTAGTTCTTTTCCATCTACTTACATTTCTATATAAACTATAAGAACTTGATTTTCCTTGTGACTCAGGTCTGAAACATGCCAGTGGTCTGCCATGTACTACCCAAATCAAAGGTGTTTGATTTCTTACTAATAATGAATCACTAATACCAGTGTGCATTATTATTATATCTGCTTCGTCTATTCTGTCTATTTCATCAGTTACCAATGTAAAATTAGGTCGTTTATCTATTTGACCCGCTTTGCCCTCGGTTACCATTTTCCCATCTTGTGTTATACCAGCGTCAATTACAATAATCTCGTGACCTGCTAAAAAGTCAGCCTTTATCATATCTCGAGCCGCTTCGTATAACCCTGCTCGGTATGGGGAAAATGGTAATACATGACAAATTTTCATTATTACCACTCCTTATTATTTTTATTATGCACCTACAGAATCAATTTTAGATTCCATTATTGATAATGCTGTACTTAAAGCAACACCTACTGATACTACTTTAGAATCAGCAGTAGACAAGCTCACAGCTACACTATCAACTTTACTATTACCAGTTGAAGCAACTACACCAATAGAATCAGTCTTAGAACCATTTGCAGTTCCGAAACTTGACACTTTACTATTGATTGTTGAATTAATAACACCAATACTATCGGATTTTGCATTCGCTGTTGATACTAAAACACCAACACTATCTGATTTACTATTACCAGTTGAAGCAACTACACCAATGCTATCAGCTTTACTATTACCAGTTGAAGCAACTACACCAATACTATCAGCTTTAACAATCGCAGTGCTTTGTAAAACACCAATACTATCAGCTTTAACAATCGCAGTGCTTTGTAAAACTCCAACAGAATCAGTTTTAGAACTTCCAGAACTAATGTCTGTAGCTACAGAATCTAAGACTGTTGCAGTCGAATTAATAACAGTTGCACTACTACCAATTGTACTAACTGCGGTTGATTGAACTGTTACAACACTATCTAATACAGTAATATCACTGTTTATAGCACTTGCAACTGAATTTATACCAGATAGACCAGTACCAATGGAATCAAGTTTACCTTTTAATGTATAAGCCATTTTATATACCTCCTGTAATTTTATTACAATTTTCGTAAATATCTAAGATGTCATATAAGAATATTCATTGACTTTATTCTTACAAGTTTCTAGTTCATAAATCAAAAAAGCTACTAAAAGCCTTCTTGTCCATTTTCTTAGTAAATTCTCTGTATTTACGTTTTTCCACATCTTTTTTTCTGTTTTATTGTTAATATTTATTTTTACAGTTGTTGGAATATCTTGCTTATATGCGTGATGACGACATCTTATATGAAATAAACCCTCATTTCTTAATCTAGGCACTTCATATTTATAATAAACTTTATCCTGAAATGGTTTGCAAATCGGGCAACTATCAGAATGACTACTTATCCGAACTCTCTCGTTGTCCTTAATTTCATCTAGTAAGTTCAATCTAATAAATTCATTATTCCAATGTGTAGTATACATATTGGAATAAGTTTCTATGTTCCATTTTGCACCATTTCTAGCTGTAAAGCCTTTGATTCCATTGTTGGCATAATCTGACATTATCTTTTGTTTTGTTTCTTCATCATCAGTTGCATTAACTTTTGTTAATACATGGTTATAGTCAGATTGTGCAACCTTTGACATGTTATTCATATCTCTTCTAAATCTTTCAATCATATCTCTATGATTTGGTGTTAAGTTAGTCAAAGACCTATCAAATTTATCTAAGAGGGAATGATTTGTCATTACATCAAAATCAAAAGATTTTCCAGCCTTTAAGTTTATTAAAGACTGATCTGTAATACCTTGGTAATAATCAATCATTTGATCTCTTATTAATGCTTTTTTTGCCATTTCAAACCCTCCTAACTATAAATTTAATTATTCAGCCTTATTTATGTATATACCAGCTACTTTGTTTTGGTATATATTACACCCATGATACTGTCTAGCTGTCATCAAAAAGCCATCAGCATCTAAATTTTGCTCTGGACTAAATATCCTTAATACATTTCTTTTGATTATAGCCATTATTGCAGGACCATAACAAATCATAAAATTGATATTATCACCAGTAGTTGTGTTAGAGCCTTCGCCAAAAGTAGCCGCTGTGTTAAATCTACTTTGTGGCACTCTGATTAAGAAATGCCCATCATAAGTGTCAACGTCTCTATCAAGAATCCTTGATTTTTCTGTAGCCATCTTAATTTTGAAAAATTCGCCTGAACCTTTCAATTTCTGATAACTTGTTTCAGAAATAAATATAATTCTTGAAGACATTGGAACCTCAGCGTCATTCAATAGTGTAATACCATTATCTAACAATTGTACTATGTTATCAACTGTTGGTGTTGACGATACAATATTAGTACCACTAACTGCACTAGCCGCCAAATCAGTATAGATTTTTGTAAATCTAAACAAATCTAGCTCAGGGAAAAACTTTTCCCTTAAATAGTTATCCTGAATTTTCATAGCACTTACTAGTGCTTCGTCAGAGTCTACAGCGTCCAAAGGTATTTTTAAACCTCTGTCCATAGTCAAATTATACGCTACCCAAGCATTAGAAGCACTACCAGCACTATACCCCGCCGACTTTGAATAATCAAAGTTACCGGAAATAGTCAAAGTGTTAACCAATACTTGATTAGCTCCTTTGAATTCAACTGACATTGCTGGTGTTTCCAATAGTCTAGTTAATGATTCTTTCTTGTATATGTCATCAAAGTATTTTAAATACTTCTTTGCATAATTCATAGCCATTTTTTACTTCATCACCTTTCATGTAATATATTTATTATTAATATTACTCAGTGATTTATTTTTATAAATGATTACCTTCCATTAATGTATCAAAAATATCTTTTGAATCATCACCGTCAGGCTTGCCACCACTATTATCTGTGTCTTTAGGTGGTTTACCATTTAATTTAGTCTCACTGAATAATTCTTTATAATCAGTCTTTAAATTTTTAATGACATCTGTTATTCCTACCAGATTACCATTATCATCTAAATTGATTGTGTTTAAATCAATTGATTTATATAACAAATCAACATTCTTGCTTTTTGTCACTCCATTATCCCTTAAATGATCTTTAACTTTATAACTCTTTTTAAGGTTATTAACTTCATTATTTGTTGAGGTTTCAATATCCTTAATAGCTTTTTTGTGGTTTGCATCCAAACTTTTAAAAGTATTAACTAATTCCCCAACATTTTCGGCGTTTGTGCCTTCTAATAATTTACTAATTTGTTTCTTATGTTCCTTGTTAGCTTCAACTTCTTGTTTATAAGAATTTAAATTTGTGTTTATTTCATCAAATCTATTCTTTGGTACAAAGTTATTTGGTATATGGTCAATATCTTTAATATCAAATCCAGAACCTTCTAAAAGTTCCTTCATTTTATTATATTTTTCCTCACCAATCTTATCCTTAATGCGTTTACTCATGTGAATCCTCCTGTTTAACGTCCTTTGGACGATTATTTTTGTTAACGTCTCTTAGGTTCTTAGCTTCCTAAGTTCTAAACATGACGATAACGCAGTATAACACATAGGTTTTATAATGTCTATAGTTTTACGCACAAAATAAAGCAATTAATTTTAATAAATTTTAAAAATATAGGGTTACAAAAGTTGTAACCCTATCTAGACCAGTTACAATCTAATGTATAGGATTTTTAAATTTAGGGTTACAAAACGGTTACAACTCGTTGTAACCCTCCTAGCCTTAGAGCAATGTGCGATTTGATGTCAAAGTTACAGGGTTACAACTTTTTCTTTATACTTATATATATATAGTATTTTATTTTTAATATTTTTTTTCGTATATATTGTTTTATATAAAAAGTTGTAACCCTGTAACCTTTTGAGTCTAAAGCTAGACTATGACTACTTTTAAGTAGGTTACAACTTTTAAAAAATTTCTGTAACCTCTTGTAACCCTAATACGCTAATTATGAATACAACTACATTTGATAGGGTTACAAAAAATGTAACCCTGATTATCAGCGGTTACATTTTTTAACAATTGTCTAAATATATGAACTTATACATTATTATTTTGTTTATTTTTGTTATTTTTAGGATTATTTTTATCCTTTGGATTATTTTTATTATTTTGGTTATTATTAAAATTATTGTCATTTATCGACGACTCAAACATTTTTTGTCTTTCTGTTTCTTCGATATCTAACAATTTAATTTCTTTCTTAACATCTTCTACAAATGGGTGATGTTTTAAATTAGTCTCTCTACTTACCATGTTTTGACTTTTAAGACAATTATCTATCATTTCTTCTTCATTGATTAACATAGATTTATTGAGTTCTAAGTCTTTTTTAGCATTTAACCTTTTAACCAAATTTATAAAGTTTACAAATTGTTCATAAAAATCTATTATTCTTTTAATACAATCCGAAGCCTTAAAATCCAATTGAATATATCGGGATTTTAAAACAACGTTTGTTATATTTGTACCTTCAGCTAATTTACTTGGGTCAACACCTCTACCAATTAAAAATATAGAATCCCTTAAGATATCAAGAATTGCTTGTCTAGCTTCTACTGGAATATCTACGGTCATATATCCAGCGTCGCCGTCCTTGTCGACTGATACGCCCTTAGCTTCCTTGATATCCTTCATTACTTGCTTTATAGATTCATTATCCCCTATATAACCTCTAAGAATTAATAGAGCTTCCTGAAACTTGTCTATGTTATCCACAAAACCTGTACATATTGCATTATAAGCAATTATAATATTTTCAATATCGTACATATCACTAGTTTCATCCTTATTATTCCATAAGGGAATAAATGGAATCATAGGGAAATTAGATTCTATAGATTTATCTAATTCATTTCCAGTGTAAATATCAGTTGTATAATGACTTTCTATAGTTTCATTTACAACCAAATCTTTTTTATACTGAATCCTTTTAACACCAGAATCAACCCAGATTTCTACATGCAAAATATCATCAATTTGATAATATCTAATGAGTTTTATAAGTTTCTTTTTATCATCAGAATAAAAAGGGATTACCTCAGAATCTTTAATTACAATATAATTTAATTGATTATCAGCTAAATATAAATGTAACCAAGTTCTAGCGTCTAATGACGCATTAAATAATAGCTTATCTAACATTGTATATACATTGATTCCAGACTCGTCAATTCTTTCATCATAAGAAGGTTTTTTACTCAAAATGTAGTCAATCTTTTGAGTTACCAACATTTTGAAATAATTTATGTATATTTCACCTTCTTTTTGTATAACTGGGTATTCTTGCCCATTTTTATAATAATATTCCTCTTTGGACTTGTATGGTCTAGGTTTATAATTATAGTATTTCCTAGCTTCATACCTACATTTCTTTTGTTTAATATCTTTCTTGATTAATTCTAAGATTTTATCAGCCATTTAAAAATTACCTCCAATTATTTATATCCATTTTCTCCAAATTTTATGGCACATTTGTTAGGATATACATTTGTTTTCTTAGCTTCCTTTGGTTTACTTCCAAATTCTAGAATACATTTTTCTAACATTTTATTATCCGACAAATCATTATCAAATGCTAATTCCTTTAGTTTTAAAAATGATTCTTCGCTAATACTCCAACCACGTCTTACCTTGCCATATTTGTCTACCTTATAATCTTTAATATCCATATTATATCATTCCTTTCATTTATAAAAATTCCATTTATTGGCTAAAATGTGCATCTCGTTTCCATATCTTAAGGAAGCTGAGCCGTCGGGTTCTTCTGGGTAATCCCAAATTATATCACCAGTTTTAGGGTCTTTCTTAAACTCATAAGTTTCTAAATCACTACCAACGTTTGGGCAACGTTTTTTATCTACAATAATTCTGGCTCTATCCTGCAACCATTTTATTCCATGGGCTTTGGAATCTTTACCTTTTTTAGTAGCAATTACATTTAATCCAAGTTTCTTGTATTCATTAATTGTATTAGGTGCTTCATTATCACCTAATATTAAGAATCCCCCAGCCTTTGGTTTTATATGTCTGACTAAAGTTTCGTTACTTGTTTTATTCATGTACACTTCATCAAATACCCATAAAACTTCATTTTTGGTATCATAAAACGATTCAGTGTAACATGTGAAGTGTGTATACCCAAAATCTAAACCTCTACTTACTGACTTAAAATCGGCTATTTCTACGGCTGTTATACTTCTAAACTGTAAAACACCGTCCTTAGTTTTTGGGTTATATTCGGGATAGATTTCTAATCCTTCACCAACCTCCATTCCTAAGTATTGGTGTTTATATTTCTTAAAGTTGATCCTTTTTATTTGTTCAGCTTTTTGTATAAAGGATTCACCTAACCATTTTGGATTGTTTTTGACTACATCTAAATAAGTAGAATGATGGAAATAAGTGTTTACTTCAACGCCTTGTCTTTTCAAAGCCTTAAGTTTATTATAATACCTATTAACCCAATTTGTTTTTGAAGCTGGTGGGTTATACATAACAAAGCAAATAGCTTCATCACCACCACGAAATAACGATTGTAAGATACTGTCAATTTCATCCTCACCAGCAAATTCTGTCAATTCCTCGAATATAGCTATTTTACAATAACCCTCTTCAAACTTTAAGGATTTTATTTTTTCAAAATCCTGCTGATTTGCACAACCACGAAAAAGTATAGAATTTCCATTTCTAACATTCCAGATTTTCATTGGTGATGTTGTATATCTCCATTCACTTTGAAGTTTTAAAGTGTTAATTGCCCAAATTAAATTTGTAAACACAGAATCTCTAATTGTATCCTTAACTTTTCTAAGACCTATGGCATGGGTTTTTTGACCATCTATAGCGTCCTTTTGTAATTCTTTGATTGTGTACAAATATACAAAACTACCTTTTAAACTACCTCTACCACCTTTAAACCAGTACATAAGATTATTTCTTTGTTCAATGTCATGATAGACATTGAAATAATTAGGACCGATATTGTCAACAAAGGAAGATTCTGTAATATTATTAACCATCATCTAAATCAAATCCTAACTCACTAAGGATTTTTTCGCTCTCTGATTCAGGTTGTTTATCAGGTACATTAGTATTTATAATTACGGTTGCTTTTCCATCATTTTCGTCCTTATCCATTTTATAATGAAGTTTACCCAAAAACTCAAGTGCTTTAATTCTTGTCTGGGTTTTGAAAAATGGTTCTTTGTATTCACCTTTAGCACATTTGTCAGCGATATTTAATAATTCTTCTCTAGTACTTAAAGTTTCATTTATAATTGTATCTCTAATATATTGTCTAACTAAAGGATTCCTAATTAATTCATATGCTATAACAGCAACAGAACCGTTTTTACTATCGCTATATCCTGCGTCTCTTGCGGCTTGTGAACCATTACAACCATTGATAATATAATAATTTGCAAATAAAAGCTGTTTTGGTGTTAATTTCTTGCGTTTTTTCATGGTTTTAACCTCCATTTCTTAAGTTTTATTAAGTATATTTGTACATTAAATAGTTATGTTTAAACATAACTATTGACATTTTAAATTATAGCACAAACAAGTGATGTTTACAACATTTTGTTAAACATCACTTGTTTCCAACAATAAAAAAGAATATTAAAATAATAAGAAAATAAAAGATATGAATAATTATACAGCCCTATTGTATAAATGTCAAGATTTATTTATTTTCACTGGTTTAAAAATTTCATCAAAAGGTATTTCTAAAACATCTAAAATAGCAAATACATAACTAATTTGAATATCTCTTTTTCTCAATTTATGTCCTAATATTGAATGATCTACATCAATTATTTTTGCAATATCTTTTATAGTTATTTTCCTTTTAGATAATATCATTTTAAAATACTCATAGTCTAATTGATAATTAACTCTAGTTGCACTTCTAGCCATATCTTACACCTCCTTATATTTTAAATATGGTATATCCTAAACAGGATATACCATTCATATTAACCCTTAATATCTGTATATACTCTTTTTAGAATAACTGCGATCTGTTCACAGTTAAAATAGCTTAAATTCTTAGTTGTCATATACTTAGTACCTGTAATAAATTTCTTATCATATAACCACTGTAAAAATTCATTTTTATAAATTTTACCTTTTGGCGGGTCCTGTACATTTTGTTTTAAATCTGTATAGACACGTTTTAAAATAGTTGCAATCTGTTCACAATTGAATTGTTTACTGGAATTATAATTAGTACCTGTAATAAACTTCTTATCATGCAACCATTTTAAACTATCAGGGTAATCAAAAATATCTTTAGCCACTGGTTTCTTAACCTCCTTTGCAAAGACCTTATTTCTAAAGTCTGTATATGCTTTGTTATGTCCAGATATTTTCAAATCTACGAAATATATAGGACATAATTTCCTCGAAGCGTCGTAATGTCTGATTAATGTTGTTGTATAACCTTGTGAATGCAAATACCTAATGTATTTAATGGTATTTTCAATCATTTTATTAAAATTACCATCAGAATTTACACACATTTCAATAGAAATGGTATTGCTATTCGTCCAACCATACTTACCATGACCGTCACCTATAGCCCAACTATAGTATTTTGTCCAATCATTAACTTTCCAAATTGAGTGATCGTCTATAAATACGTCTGCTGACGAGTTTCTATCAGCACCATTAAAATATTCAAAATGTTTAGCACCACCAGCACCAGTGTTATAATTTGCAGTATAATGAACAACAATCGCTTTAATATCTTTTTTGCTTCTCTTCTTTGCAGTTCTATTATACTTGATTTGTTTAGAATGATAAGATATACCATTTATAGTTCCCATGTAATCACCACCTTTCTATATAACTATTATAATTTAGCCCATATTATGACCGTTAGGGCAATATAATTGCCCTTTTTTAAGATCACAGCACTCATAACAATATGTATTAGAACTTGATGGGCATTGGGTACAAACGTAACTTGTACCCTTTATTTCTTTACTGCATTTATCACAGTTAGAATTGTTAGAATTTTTAGTCACTACTTTTCACCACCTTTCATTTAACCATTTAAGCTACAAGTATTATTTAAATAGGTTTGAATATTTTCAAGTTTTTTCTTGAGTTCTGCATTTTCTTGTATAATACTTTCATTCCTATTTTTACTTTTCTTTTTATAAAAGTCTATTGCTTGTTTAAAATCTTTTCTTTCAATGTCGAAGAGTTTAACTTCTTCCTTTAAATTTTTATTTTCAGCCTGTAAATGTGTATTTGCTAAAATATAGTTTTGATTTTTATTTTTAACTTCAATATAATCATTTTCTAATTCGCTTATTGTTTTTCTCAATCTCTTATTTTCTTCGGTATATTCATTTTTTAAATTTTTATAATTATCACTTAGTACTTTTACGTTTATACAATCATTTTCTAATTCGCTTATTGTTTTTCTCAATTTCTTATTTTCTTCCATAATATTTTTAATATCAATATCCTCATCAAGACAACTATTTTCTTCTATTAAAGTATCTAATTTTTCTTTTAATTCTGTGTTTTCAACCATTAAAGCAAGATTATGAGACATATAAACCAAGTTATTAGTTTCTAATTCATTTGTATAATTTTGACTTTCTAATAATTCTTCCTTCATTAGTTTAATTTTTAAAGTAGCGTTTTCATGTTTTTCTTGCAATCTCTTATTATCCTTTTCTAATGTTTTAATAAATTCTTTATTAGTCATTATTTTTCTATCTCCTTTTATTATTATTTTACTCATTTGAGGGAATTTCTTTATATTAAACCAAAAGCCTTAGCAATTGATATAATTAAAGTACCTGCTGTTGTTAAAATTGCTGTTACAGCACCACTATAAGCAGTTATTTTCTTAACAGTCCATTCATTATTAACTGTTGCATTTGTACAATTTCCTCTATGTTCTTGGCATTGGTCTTTACTAACCATGCCGTCAAGTTTTTTATTAACTTGTTTGAACCCTTCATTTGTTTCATTTCTCAACATTTCAATGTTTTTATTTATCATATTAATTATTTGTTCATCCATGTTACCACCTCGTTAAACCTTTTTTCCCTCAAATGAATTTTATAGAATATTAAGATTAAGGTTTCCAATCGGAATTTGTTTCCATGTTGAGATTTGTTTCCAAAGTCATTGAGTTTACCTACATTGGGTTATCAACTTTGTTGTTTCCACCAACAACTTGTTTCCACCAATAATTTGTTTACCTTAATCTTTAAAAGCTGGTAACAGGACTTGAACCCATTCCCATTGATTACAAAACAATGATTCTACCAGTTAAACCATACCAGCTATTTTTTAAAGCCCCTATCAGAGAATCGAACTCTGAATCACACTGCAATTTCATTTAATTACTAACTATTAACCCAAGTTTTCATTTTAATTATTTTATTAGCGTGTTTTACCTTTAAACTATAGAGGATATTAAGAGGGCTTTTAAACCCTCTATTTATTACATATCTTCGATATTATTATCGATATCAATTCCATTTTCTTCTTCTTCTTCGTCAAAGTCATTTGTAACGTCGCCGCCTGGTATTTCTACATCTGACGGACATATTACCTGACAACCTTTGAAGAATGATGTAACACCTGTATTACTACCAGTTTTAAATGCGTAGAAGTCAACACTTAATCTACACCAGTAGCCCCTTAGTTCGTTTTCTTCACCAGTAAATTTTAATTTCTTAGCGTCAATTACTTTAGCTGGAAACTTAGAATTTGTTTTGAACTGATAAAAATTTGCTATTATCGGGTCTATTTCTTTGCCATCATCTTTCTTTTCTTCTAAAATATCAGTGCCATTTTTCAATGGGTTTATGTTACCATTTTTGATTTTTCCTAATTTCCAATGTTTGTTAATCAAAGTTTTCAAATTAGAAATTTCGTCCTTATTTTCTTTAGGTATTAGTACAGTTATTGTGTACTTGGGTTCTGCTTTTTCTGAATGCTTATAAGGTACTTTTAAATTTGAAAATTGAAGAATAACCCTTCCAGTAACATATTTTTCTGGTTTTGATAATTTTTTAAATCCGTTGTTAGCCATAATTTTGTAATCTCCTTTATAATTATAATAATTTTGGTTGAGGGGATTGACTACCCCTCTATTTGTTAAGGTCTTACGTTAACAAGCTTTTCGTATCTTGTACTAACTGCCTTGTTTGTTAACTTGGATATAGTATACTACAGTTAATTATAATTGTCAACACTTTTTATAATTTTATTTATATTCTGTACCGCAATTTTGACAATATGTTTTATCATTTACGGTCGTTATCATTGGATTGTCACAGCAAGTATAAGTGTCTAAATCTTGATCTGTGAATGCTTCCCAAATGTCTTTTAGCCAACCCATGTATTAATCACTCTCCTCTACTATTTGACCTCTATATTTCAAAAGGTCTGTTTCTGAATCAGTTGCCCATTTAAAGAATTTACCGCAGTTACTACAGTACAACCCTTCATGATTACCAACTGTTTTAATAAAAAACTTATTATTAAAACAGGTACTACATTTAAAATTCATTAATTAACCTCCTAACTTATTCCAAAGCTTATTTTTGATCTTATTTTTTACTTTTCTTTTTGCTGGTCTTGGATTACCTTTGACCAGCTCGTTTACTGCATTTACATCTGAAATACCTTTTGTAAATTTATTAAGTTTTTGTCCTAATGAATTTAATTGTTTTAAGTTCATGTCTACCTCTCCTTTAAATTTATTTATCTGTTATATAACAGCCACAATCTTCATCATAATAATCAGACAAATCATTAGTTATATTATTGAAATTTGAAATTTCAATTACTTCTAAATCCATAATAGAAGATTTACCATTAATTAACTTTAAAATATCAACAAAACTCATAGTAGCCATTATAATTTTTTGTTCTTGTATTACTAAATACATATTAATCAGTTCCTTTCTAATCTTATTCAAATTTATTTTCTTTTTTTAATTTTTCATAATCATTATTGACTCTATATGAAGCATTAATTATTTCTTCATAATTCCCATTATATTTATTTTCTAAATATTCAAATCTAGGTCCTAATACATCACCATATTTTTTTAAATTTCTTTCAAAAATTTTTTCTCTATATTCATAATTTCTTTTATATTTATATTTAAGACCTATTAATCTTCTAAAACCATAAAGTGTTTTAGCTATTATTTTTATACTTATTCCACCTGCTTTTAATGAATTTCCTAGTTCTACAAGTTCATTTACTTCTCTTTCATAATTTATTCTAATTTGATCTTTCATTTTTTTTTAATTACACCTCCTAAGCATATAATTTTAAATTTCTGGAATAATTTGTTGCTAAGTCTTGACTTAATTCCCAAGCAGTCATAGACTTGCCCCAATAGTATCTTTTGATGTTTAAGTCATAATTCATATCAGCTATTAAATCATGTAATTCTTGACTATGAATGTTGTTATTGTGATTGATTCTATCCTTTATCCATTTATAAGCACTGATTTGTAATAATCTGAATTCTCTGTTAGATTTTTCAACATTTAGATAATGTCTAATATTAATACCTAATTGTAATCTGTAATTTAATGTTGAATCTTCTGCAACCATTGCTTTTGTCAATCTATGTGCCTTATACATTATACTACTTGTTATAACTGATTTTTTCATTTAGATTACCTCCAAAAATTTAATTTCTTAACTTAACTATAGTATACTACACTTAAGTTTATCTGTCAACGCTTTTTATAAAAATATATAAAAAATTACTACCAGTATTATATACTGGTAGTAACTAAAAGTAAATTTATATTAATCTGATTTTTTCATATCTCTTATTAATTGTTTGAAACTTTCATTTTGTGATTTACTACTATTGCTTTCCAAAGCTTCAGAAATTACTTTCTGAATTCTGTTATATGATTCGCTAAGCTTTTCGTTAAGCTCTTTATTCTCAAAGTTTCTAGCTGTTAATGTATCCTGTAATGATTTTACTTGGGATTCCAATAATTGTACTTTAGAATCAGCTTCGAGTTCTGCAACTTTTAATTTGTGTTCAAAATCTTTAGTTAACACATTTGATAATATAGCTTTTTCCTTATCAACAGCCTTTTTGATTTCAGCTTGTTTAGTATCAGTCAAAGCTTGTATTTCTGCTTTTAAATCTTCAACATTGTACTTTTCAGCTTCAAATTCTGAAACTCTTTTAATAAATTTAGATTCTTCTTCTTTCAAAGAATCCATTCTTTTCTTAATCATTTCAGAAATTTCATTATTTTTAGCTTTTTTAAGCTGTTCCATATCATAAATCAAATCATCATTTCTACGGCTGTATTCCTTGTTTAATTCAAATGTCTTATCCTGATAAGATTGAGATAACATTTTCATTTTATCATTATGCTCAAGCCTAGCTTTTTCATTTGCTTTTTGCAGTGCTTCAAGTGTATTTACCTCATGTTCAATATCTGTTAGTTCCTTTAATTCTTGCTTTCTAACACCTATAACATTATTTACTTTGTCTAGTTCACCATAGACATTTAGCATTTCGTCTAAAATATTCTTAGCATTTTCTAAGGATTGTACTGTATAAGGCTGTTGTTCCTTAACCTTTGCAGTAGTTTGTTTTAATACTCTATCCTGTAGAGATACACCAGAATTAGAATCCAATTCTGCTTTCATTTCCTTATAAGCTGTGTAAATATCTTCTTTCCTGCTTTTTGAATTGATTGACATTTAAAAATTCTCCTTTTATTTTTATTATTTTAATATACTAATATGCTTCATCAGTACATACAAACGGTGTAATCTTTGAGGTATTTATATAACTTCTTTAACACATACATTATATAAATTTTAGATTCGTCAATCCTATTTACGCCATGTTAACTAGTATTTGGCTTGTAAACCTTACCAGAGTTTTAAATCGTGGATAACCCTATTCTCTGGCATTTTTACACCATTTGTATATACTGATTTATTAAGTTATTTAAAATCAGTCTTACTCTGTACTATTTCGTAAATAGCTTTATCAGACGCTTATTTTAAATAACTTATAGTTAATATAATTTTCACGATTGCATTAACTAAATTTTGTAGGATTGTGTATTTTTGGGCTTCCCACGAACCCTATAGACCCATACACTAGGTCATAACTCTTGATATCACAGTCGTCGAGTTATGCAACTTGTAAACTGTGTTAGTTCAAAAAAATGCGGTGGTAGGATTTGAACCCACGTATTTAAGCTTATGAAGCTTACACCTAACCTAACTAGGATACACCGCCAAATATTTGTACTTGTGTATATTATATACACAAGTACGTGTACAATATATAGTTTTGTGTCTCACTTACAAATATAGTATACTATGTTTAAGTGTAAATGTCAACACTTTTTATGAAAATATTTAATATATTTAAATAATCCATTATCTTGTATTTCTTCCATAGTTATAAAATTCCCATTAATTATATAACCGTTTTTATCATAATCTATAACTATAGAATCTTGATCTATAGTTATAGAATCGTCTGGTGTATAATGTGCAAAACTATCAATTACAGACATACCAGTATTAACATTTTCATCTAAAGTTGTTCCTGTTGGTATTGGTTCTATTGGTGTAATATCATTATTTAATAATTTATCAAAACTATCATATGTATGATAGTTTTGATAAGGATTTTCTTTCTTCACAAACAATTTAATTTTTTTAGGAAAAAATATTGTCATAAATAAATCATATATCCAAATAAACATTTTATCACCCTTTCTATCTAGAATAAATTTTATTTAAAATCTGACTCGCTTGTAACTTGTTTAATCCATAAGTATTATAATTTGGTAAAGCTTTCTGAATCTGATTTATTTGAGCTTCTGACGCTGGTTTATATCCCCAGCTTTTCATTATGTTCAAATCCCAAATATATTTCTGATCTGGGTATTTAGTATTTAATTGTTTAAATACACGATCAAAGAAGTTTTGGGCTTCGTATTGTTGACCTTTAAATGTAATATACCCTAATTCATTAATAGGACCTGTAGTAATGTTTTTATTCTTCAATGATAAACTAAAGTGTCCATCAGAGTGTTTATACCAGTTAATATTATGTAATTGATAATTTTGTTTTTTTGCCCAAAGGTTTACAACTTTATAATTAATTTTCCAGTTATCGGGATGATCTTGTTTTTCTTCAATTATTTCAGGTAGGTTAAATAAATCTACGTCCATGGCTAATTCGTTTTCCTTTTTAAGTGCTTTTTCATCATTATAATCAATACCTAGTAAACTTGGTGCTGTACATAGATTTAAGTCAGTAGATACACCAACACAATCTATTAAATTTAAATACTCTTTTCCATCATATAACCGAAGCCCACGACCTACAATTTGTGTATACAGCGATACATTTTTTGTAGGTCTGGCTATTATAATTGTATTGATTTTTGGAATGTCTGTTCCTTCGGTAAAAATCATACAATTTACAATACAATTAATTTTACCAGCGGTAAAATCCTTAATTATTTGTTCTCGGTTCTTAGTTTCAGCAGTAACAACGACTGCACCTTTTATGTTTTTAGCTATTTCTTCGCAATGCTTGACAGATACACCAAATATTAAAGTTGCTCCTGTTGCATGTTCCTGATATATTTTTGCTATAGCTTTTGGATTTTCAGACTCTATTAATTCATTTTCTAAATCACTAACCTTATAATCACCTGATTGTGATCTTACGTTTTTAAGGTCATACTTAACATATACTCTCTTACACCTAATATTAGATAAATAACCATTCTTAATACCATCTAAGAGATTATATTTATATATAATCTTATCATATACTTTATCTAATCTCTTACTATCAGCTCTATTAGGTGTAGCTGTAAAACCTAATAATAGTTTAGGTTTAAAATAATCTAAAAGTTTTTTATAAGAATTTGCGGCACTGTGATGGGCTTCATCTACTATAATCAATCCAAAATATTCAGGTGAAAATTTCTTATACCTTCTAATTAGTGAAGCTATACAGCCCGATATTGTTTCTTCATGGTTTGAAGTATATTTTCCCATTTCGATTCCTTTAGTTTTAGTTATATACTTTAAAGGCTGTTTTACTAGCTCTTCCCTATGAGATATAATCAAACATCTTCCATAATTAGTTTGATTATTTATAAGTGTTGTAAATATTACTGTTTTTCCAAGTCCAGTAGCCATTTGTATTAAATATTTTCCTGTTCCTGCTTTTTTAATCTTCTCTAAACATTCTTCTTGATATTCTCTTAATTTCATAATTTTCTAATCTCCTTTAATTTGTAAAATCAAAAACTAACTATAGTATACTATAGTTAGTTTAACGTGTCAATGTTTCTTATATTTCAGTTGTATTAATTTTTTTTATTATATTCATTTATTGCAGTCAGGCAAAATTGTAATATTACAAATAGCCAGAATACCAACCAGTTAAATTTTAAAGCTTCAACAATTACTAATAATAAATAAATTATAATCATTTTTAAAAATCCTCCATTTCCTTATTGTTTTGCCCAATCCTTCATATATTCGAATAAATCATCAACAAGTATATCCTTGATTAATACTATACTGCACTTGTCAGCTAAAAAATCACCACCATTATAATCAGGGAAATGTCTTTTAATACTGTGTTTTAAAGTTTCATTTTTTCTAACATAGATAGTTACATCATTATGTATCATATTTTTTATTTCCAAATTATATAAATTGTAAAACATTTAAAAATCCTCCATTTTCTTATTTTTTAATACCATGTTCCCTTAATTCTTTTGGTCTTAAGTGACTCTTTGTTGTTGCTTTAAATTCTCTTAAATATGGAATTAGCCCTTTTAAATTAATCTTGTAATTTCTCCATTTCTTTTGAATTTTATTAGATTTTAAAGCCTTTTTTAGCTTATTTCTACTAAATTTTCTATTAACTACAGGTGTTATTTCACCTTTTACAATCGGTTGAAGTTTCAACCTTTTAATTTTCCCTCTACTTGCCATTTTTTAATCCTTTCTTATAGAGCGATACTACAGTATTATTTTTTACTGTAATTTCACAATCTATATTTTTATTATAATATTTGCAACTTCCTGTAACCTTTACTAATTCTTTTAATTCTTCATTTAATATAGATTCTTTGATATCTTCTATATTAAATTCTAAGTACCGTTCAAAGTACCGCACAATCGCATGATCTGTAACTATTAATTCATGTGATTCTTTTAATAATGCTTCTAATCTCTTGATTCTATTAGATATTTTAGTTTTTTTGTTTTTAACAAAATTTTCTTGTTTAGATAATCGATCTAATTCACTATTTAATAAATTAGCTTCCTTTTGTAAAATATCTAATTCATTCCTTAAGTATCTATCATTCACGCATTCACCTCCTAACAAAAGATTAACTTAAGTATACTATACTCAAGTTAATCTGTCAACACTTATTTTAAGGTTTTAAATAATCCTTTGGGTACTTCTAAAGGGTCTAGCCAATTGCACTGATATTGAATATCGCCTAGTCCTTCAAGTGTAAATATAGTTGCCTTGTCTATAAGTTCTATATAAGGATATACTTTAGATTCTAAATGTTTTTTCCAGAATTCAATAAAATCTAAATCATATTGAAATACATATTTTCTATTGTATTTCAATGTTTTCATATTCCAGCATTGGAATGTATTAAGCTTATTTAGTTCAGATATAAAAGGTTTTACTATACCCCAGCCTTTTTTCGCTGTACCTGTATTTTTATCATAAATATCTATGTCTATGATAATATACTTTTTTTCAGACTTTACATTATTATCGAGTGAAAATCCTGTACAATAAGTAGACTTAAGTATATCAGTCATTGTATATTGTATCAGCGGCTTTATTGGCTGACGGTATACAAAACTGTTTACTTTGTTCTTAAACTTATAACCTACCATTCCTACTGCCATAGAATCGAATAATTTATTTAATTTGCGTTTTATTTGTCTCTTACTTTTGATTAATTCTAGACTATCGAACTCTAATGTTTCTTCATAATACATATTATTGATCTTATTTTTTGAAATGTATTCAAATTTTAAAAGCTGGTCCTTTATAATTTCAGCATAATGTATATATAATTTAAAATCAGCTTTGGATTTATCATTAGTAAAATATAAGTTTTGAGATATACCATTAACAACAATAGACAGTATCTCTGGTTTTTTTGTATTTTTAATAATGGTTTGACCTTTTTCCTTAGTTGTAAAATACCAGGCTTGACTAGAAATTTCTTTGTCGAACCATTTTTTATCAAAATAACAAGGTTCAATAATAAGCTCCTTGCCAATAATAGAATTTATAGCATTTTGCAAGTTGACCGCTAATTTTTCGTTCTTATTAATTTTTTGTTTGATTTTTATATTATACATACCTTTACGTTTTACTTTGCTATCTGTCATTATCCCTAAGTAATTATTAACATCATTCTGAATCATTGTTTTAAAATTTTCGACACCTAATTCAAAATATCCATCAGTTGGGAACTCTATTACTTTGTTAGATATTGTATCATTAACCATAACCCCATCAGTATTAACATTGATAATTTCATAATCATTCATTACTTTATAACAAAGATTTAATAGCAAACTTTGACCTTTTAAGCATATGAAACGACCTAAAGTTTTGCAAGCTATTGGTATATTATAATTTGAGTTAATAAGTCCAAAAGCTGTATTTAAAATCAATTTTAATCCTTTTTCAACTTTAGTTAAGTAAGTAATATGATCTTCAATAGCTTCATATTCTGCTATGTCTGCACCATCATTAATTCTTATTAAATATTCTTTTTGATCCTTAATTAATTGTTTTATTTCTGCTTTTATTTTAAATCTCTTTTCATAAATAGCCCTGTACAGGTCTACGTTAATGACATGTTTAAATAGTTCTGGGTACTGTAATACAATTGATGGGTATTGAGATTTATAATCAAATATCTTCAATAACTTATCCAATGACTTATAATTTGGAATAGCTCCATGAAGCCCACCAAAACCCATTTTAACTATGATATCATTTATTTTATTTTTAATATGTATTTCATCAAAACTATTAATTTGAGTTTCTATTTCTCCGAAAGTATTTAAAATTTCTTTGTCGTCTTGTATAACTTCTCGTTTATAGAACTCACAGTAATTAGCTTTTATTTCTCTATCATTTTTAATATGTTTGGAATTATTAACAAATTCTACAAAACTATTAAACTTATCATCAGGTGTTTTGATGTATTCTGTATAATCAAAATCAAAATTATCTCTTAGTTCCTTTTTATCTTCATGGTCTGGTAACTTTAATATTTCATTAATTAATTCTGTGTTGTTTTCACTGTAAATTGCTTTCTTAGATACTTCTAAATCTGGTATAAGTTCCTTTACAGCTTCTACAGCGTATAATCGCTCTATAATATCTGATTTTGGTTTTTTTAAGAACTCTTTTTCTAGTGAGGTTATGTCATTTTTAGAATATTTATTAAAATATTCATATTTACCATCCTTTTTTATATCACTTATTCTTCTATATTTATTAAAATCAAATTCGATCTTATATCCTTCATTTACAAGTTGAAGATTTTTTAATGATATAGTTGGTATTAAAGATTTATCCTTTCTAACACTAAAGTAATAATTAATTTTCGGTAAACTATTAATTATTAAATTTTTAAATACTTTAGACTGACCCATAATAGTCAAATGCTGATTTAAAAAGTCATATTCTGTTTGATTACCTTTGAAACTATCGATCGATCTTGTTATCAAATCTTTACTTTTTAACTCTGGACACGTTTTTTTAAATTTAAAATAATTATTTACCCAAAATTCACGATTTAAGCGAAAATAATTTATATTACCTCTAATTATAAAATCATTTATATTTCTTAATTTATAATTAATATCATTACTATTACTTTCTACTAATTTACAAACAGCATTTAAAATTACTTTGTCGTAATCAATGCCATAAAAATACATAGGTCTTTTAGATTTTTCTAATAGATTATAGAACTGTTTAAACCCTTTGTCGGATTCTATCTCAATAACTTTAGTTTCTGAATTCTCATTTTTATACTGAAATGAGAAATAGTCCTCCAATACCTCAGTATCTATTATTAAATACTGTAGGTTTTTTTCTAAATATCTGTCAAAATTCATAATTTTTAATCCTCCAATTCATAAATTTTCTTAACTTCTGAAATTATATAATTTATAGAATTCTCTGTCAAATAACCTGTATTGAATTTATTATAATTAAATTCTGTATTTTTTAAGAATTCTATTATTTTCTTATCCTTATCATTCATTACTTTTAACATTTCTGCACCTCCTATAAAAGGGGCTTGTAGCCCCTTAATTAATTTTTAATTCATATTTATCATAATCCTTATCAGGTTTTATATTAAGAATTCTTGATAAAGTTCTTAATATAAATTTTAATTCCCCAAACATTGCCAAATTAGTATCTAATGTACTTTTATCAAATTGTATTAAACCAATCCTATTTTTAGAATTCTTAAATTCAATTTGCTTTTTTGCCATGTAATAGGCTTCCAAAAATTCTCTTTCACATTTGTAATACAAATCGACTAAATTATCTATATCCAAAGGATATAATTGTGATTTAATATTTTTACATTCCTTTAATTTGTCTTGAAAACTTTTCATAATTTTCTAATCTCCTTTAATTTGTAAAATCAAAAACTAACTATAGTATACTATAGTTAGTTTAACGTGTCAATAGTTTTAACACTTTTCTACAGATATTTTATACCATATTTGATTTTCTTTATCATAAACTAAAGACTCTAAAGTATGGTTATTTTCTAATGATTTATTAGGTAGTGTTATTAATTTTTTAATGTTTATTTCTTCCTTATCTTCATACACCAAACATATTATTTTTTTCATAATTTTCTAACCTCCTTTCTGCTAGATACAAATTTTTGCTAAGTACAAATTTTTGCTAAGTACAAGTTGCTAGGTACAAAGTTGCTAAGTACAAATTGCTAGGTACAAAGTTGCTAGGTACAAAATTGCTAGGTACAAAGTTGCTAGGTATAAAGTTGCTAAGTACAAATTGCTAGGTACAAAGTTGCTAAGTACAAATTGCTAGGTACAAAGTTGCTAGGTATAAAGTTGCTAAGTACAAATTGCTAAGTACAAAGTTGCTAGGTATAAATTTTATACCTAGCAACTATTTTATTTATTCATTAATTGTCTTACTGTTTCGTTAAACAAATCGTCCTTCATTTGTTGAAATAAATTTAAATCCTCAAAATTTATTAAGCAACTATGAAGCTTTTTCGACCGATCGGTTACTGGTGCATATTGCCATCCGTTGTAAATCTTTGCCTCAGTCCATGCGGTGTGCATTTCTTTAGCTGTTATTTCAGGATTTTCTAAAACGGCATTAACCGTTTTAAGTACCTGTGTTTTTCTTTCTTGATTCAAGTCGTTCCAAGTTTCAATGTCTGATTCATCATTATACTTT